GCTCTGCCTGGAGTAGTGCCGCGGGACGCGCTCCAGGACCTCGTAGCCCTCGATCTCGTAGCAGTCGGGGGTGCAGCCGATTGGCCCAACCTCCCGCATCTCGTCCCGGACCTGCTTGAGCAGCGCGAGCACCGCCCCGGCGCCCTCGACAAACACTATCCCGTCGATCTCGGCCTCGTGCTCGATCTCCTGCGCGATCCGCTGCAGGCGCTCGTCGGTCGAGTCCGGGAACACCTCGTCGGCGATGTCCGGCAACCACTCCGCGACCGGCCACAGGCCGCCGTCGTGCAGCGGCGGTTCGGCGTCGCACGACATCCAGCGGTCGAACTCCTCCTTCTCATCCTCGTGCCCGGGGAACCGGCCGAACTGATCGACGTCATCCCAGACGGTCTGGTACGCCTCCAGGAGCGGCAGGGCGCGCGGGAGCACCTCCTCCTCGACCCACTCCCGGAGCCGCGTCGCGTCCACGAGCGGCGGGAGCAGGTAGGCATCCTCCATCCCGCGCCAGCGATACTCGGATCGCGCATTGTCGTCGTGCGCCCGGGTCTCGGCGCTGATGACTGCGTCCCGCCAGTCGATGACGAGGTTGATCTGCCGGGGCTGCCCGCGAGCGTCGGGCTGCAGGAGCGCGGCCGGGGTGCTGTAGTCGAGGGAGAGGGTGAGGGGCGTCATTCCTGCCCCCCCATGACCGCATCGAGATCCCTGTTGAGGATGACCTCGATCTCACTGAGCGCGGCGCTGTACGTCTGGATCTGTCCCTGCTGCCGCCACGATGCCTCGGTGCCGATGGGGGTTTCGTCGTTCTCACGGATGAGTTCCCTGCGCTGGAAGGCTATCCGCTCGATACACTGATCGATGTTCTCCGACGCTTCGATCGTTGCGAGGGTTGCGATCGCCGCCGCGAGGTGCCCCACCCGAACCCATGCGATCGAGTCGTAGTGGATCGGCTCCTCCAGCGATGCCATGTGTTCGGCGTGCTTCACAGCCATGTAGTTTCCGAGTATGGTTAAAGGGTCCATCTTATCTCACCTGTTACAATACATACATTATACGTATTGGTATAAATAACTTTCCATTGAGGGCATGGTAGGGGCACGTAGGGCACGAAGGATCGTAACTTTCCCATGAGAGAGAGATCTTAAAAAGTTACGATCTTACGTGCCCAATATATCCTCACCGGGTCAGAGGTGCGCTTTCCGGGCGTCGAACGATCCGATCACGGTAAACGTCCCCTCAACGGCGCGCCGGGGCAACCAGATCCCGTCGCCGTCGAGCCACTCGAACGTGCCGTTGTCGTGCTGCATCACCACGAGGAGGTGGTAGACGTCGACCTCTGGATCGTATTTGTTGACCATCCAGTAGCCGAGATCGGCGTCGGCGGCGTACTTCGGCTCCAGGAGGTCGGCCGGCTGGAACTGGTTCTGCGGCAGGCTTGCCAGGTAGGCGAGCGCCACGACGAGCAGCACGGCCCCGATCACCGCGCCGATGCGCGCCGGGGTCCAGAAAGAGGTTTGGGCATCAGGCATACATGAAAATGGGACACATGGGTATATTTTAATTGCCCTACACCTCTTTCTCCGGGGCGCCCCGTGTTCCTGAAAAAACGGCCTTTTAAAAATGGTTTTCGGAGGGAGCAGGGGGTCGGGGGTTATGCATACGATCATCGGGGCAGGGGGGTATATATTGAGTTACCACGTTCCCGCTTCGGGGAACACCTTGTACGCCGGGATGTCTGTCTTTCGAGCGGACTTCAGCACCACACTATACACCGTTGTGTTCGGGACGAAGTACGTCCCGCCCCAAGCGTTTTTAGCCTCGATGACGATGGTGTCCCCTGCTCGGAACCCGCCCGTGGTGTCAATGTTGCCCGACCCCTCGTTATACGCGATCGCCCCGCTTCCGATCACTACCCCATTCCGCTTAATAGTGATTTGGAGATAGTGGTCATAATAATAGTCGGAGGATTTTGAGATCTCCACCCGGAGGTTAGAGTCGACCGCGCTCGAATACGTATTAGGGACAAAAACCGTTGCCACTGTCGCAGACTCGTTCTGACCTAATGATACCCCCGATGAAACCGACTTCCGCGTGGTATTGCCGGGAACGTCGACGAACCCCGACAGAGCGCCAACGCCTCCAGTCTGATTCTGGATCACACCGGCGTTTAGAATCGCCTTCCCGTTCCAGTCCTTGTCCGCGTCGATCGCGATCTGTGAGATCCCAAACCCCCCGATCGCCCCGGCGATCTCGGTATCGACATACCCCTTCCGCGCCGCATCCGTTGCCCCGGACGGGGCCGGCAGCCCGGACAGCGCATGCCCTTGCATGTTCATCGCGCCGACTACCTCCACCTGCGACGACGGCACATAGGCCGGCGCAGCTACCCCGCAGAGCGACGTATTACCTCTCTCGTCGGTGATATTCGCGGCCTGGACCATCGTCGCGCCAGCCGGGACGGAGATCTGCGCGAGCGACAACTCCCAGGTCTCCGGGGTCCGGGTCAGGCCCGGCGGGACCGGGGACGGCGCCGGAGTGCCCTTCTTGACCAGGATATCGATCGTCCGGCCGGGAGAGGCGTTCAGCCGCACGACTACCCGATCGATCCGGGGGTAGGTCGCGTGAGCCGCCGGCACCGACAGCGTCAGCGCCGCATCGTTCTCGCAAAATCGGCCCTGGACCATAGCGGTCCCGGTTGCCACCTTGACGGTCATCGCCGGGGGGTCGGACGCCGAGACGGCCAACTCGTTCCCGTCCCCGTGGACGATCCCGTCCCGGATATGCTTAGCCATCATTCTGCACAGGAGCGCCGCCGAATACACCCTGTCGGGGTTCTGCGGGTCGCTCACGTCGAAAATACCGGTGTTCAGAGTCATCGTCTTGTCTCCGCGTTATCACGCTTCACGGTCCGGAGCAGGCTGACCAGGTCCGGCCACTCCTTGCCGAGGCCGAGCACGATCCGTCCGGAGGGATAGTGTTCCGTCACTGTCACGATCCGGGCCTGCATCGTAGCAACGCCCGGATACTCGGCGCTCACGATATCGCCGAGGTCAAAATCGGTCATGTAGCGATACGTCGGGGTCGGGAGATACTCGACCTCGAGGGTCGTCGTCTCCCCGACTTCCGCGAGTTTCTCTTCCCCGCGGGCGATCAGGGCATCGGTCGCGTCCAAGTCCCGGGCATCAACGTAGACCTCGCGCCGGTCCCACCCGGTCGCCGTCCCGACCTCCACGATCTCCCGGTCGGCGGCTTCCCCCTGCCCGGCGACGATCGCCAGGGTCGGGGCGTCCGAGAGGCAGGCCCGGTAGCCGGCGATCAAGCAGTTGCCGAGCCGCGGGGAGAGCAGGATCTCGGCGCTGCGGTCCACCCCCTCCAGCGCGTCGAAGAGGATCTCGCCGGTGTCGGGGGACCAGAGGATATCCCACCCGAGCCCGGACTGGAGGGCAATGGATTCCAGGATCTCCGGCAGCGGCTGGAACCGGGCGCGGACCTGCACCGTCCCCCCGCGCCCCTGGTCCACGAGCATCAGGTCGAGGCCCGGGATGGCCCGGTCGGGGTCGGTCGGGTTGACCGCATTCACCTCGACGTAGTGCCGCATGGCCGTCTCCCCGACGACGTCGATCTGCTCGTCGTAGCCGGTGCCGGCATCGGTCCTGTGCAGGCAGATGCGGCCCTGCAGGATCGCGCCGAGGTCCCGGCCCGCGACCGTCCACGACTCGGAGATCTCGCCCTCGTCGGTCATCTGCCCCTCGATGCTCTCGATGATGCCGACCAGGTGCTGTCCCCGCCGCGGCAGGGAGACATACCGACCCTCCCGGAGTTCCTCAGCCCCGGTCGCATACCGGGAGATCACGGCCTGCCAGGAGCCGGGCGCCCGCCATCGCCGGGTCCACTCGACCGCCTCGTAGGCGTCGATCACAGCCACGAGTACGAGCGTGCTCCCGGACCGCTCATAGACCCGCAGCGGTTCCGGGGGAGCGTCCTCGGCCTCGAGCGCCGGCCCGATCTCCATCTGGAAGTATCCGGCCGCCGGGAGCGTGGTGCTGGTCCCGTCTGCCCATAACAGCCGGACCTGGACGTTGTAGAGCCCCGGGTGCACCGTGTCCGCCGAGTCGAACGCACAGAGAAGTTGCCCCGCTGCGGCGTCCTCGACGGTCATCGGCTGCCGGATCTCCCAGCCGGAGTACCGGGCGTGCGTGGCATACAGCGTCGCCGTCACGCCGGCGAGGGGGAGTGGGTCCGCCCCTCGCGA